TCACGAAATTGAAGTAACAGAGGAATTGCCTCGGAATTTTTTGTAAAGGGTCGATACACCAACACCATATTGTTCTGACACTTCCTTATGGGTTCTCCCAGCCTTCAGCGCTAACTCACATCTATTCCAGTCATCATCCGTAAACTTAGGTCGTCGGCCGCCACAGCGGCCCTTAGCTCTGGCCACAGCCAAACCAGCGAGAGTTCTCTCACTATTAAGGTCAGATTCATACTGTGCTGCGGATAAAATATTCCGAAAGTTATAGCGTCCACTGGCTGTGCTGAGGTCAACACCATCCGTTATAGAACGGATGTTAACCTTACGCTCGGCGAGGCTCTGAAAGGTTAGTAGCGCGTGCAGAACGTTACGGCCAATGCGATCCAGTTTCCAGATAACCAGCTCATCACCAGGCTCCAGCATATCAATCACCTTCTTCAGTACAGGCCGGTTTGTCTTACGACCTGATGCTTTCTCTTCGAATATTAACTTACATCCAGTAGCTCGAAGCGCCTGCATCTGAAGCTCGGTGTCCTGATGGTTACTTGATACTCGCGCATATCCAATAATCATGAATCTGATCTCCATTCGTTTGAATGAATCCAGGCTAACAAAAAATCGTATGTGGTTGGGGTTCAGGAACCGCAGCTTTGAATGGCGCGAAGAGCACTCTATGAAAGGTTCAATTGAAGGAGGCAGCAAAAAGGGACGTCGGCAATGGCGGATTCGGAACCCAAACCCCTCAAATTCCAGACATGTCATATTTTCCAAATGCATATGGAAATGGTACGGGATGGTTCAAATTGCCTGGTGGGGATATCGTTCAGTTTGGGGCAGCCACTCTCTACGGTGGGGTCGCCGGGACGCGTATAAATCTGCCGATCGCATTTCCAACGGCGGGGTACTCCCTGTCATTAACGTACCGCAACAATTCACAGTCAGTATCTAACGTGCCAATTCTGATGGGAGATTTTTCAGGTAATTCGGCAATTAATGTCTACACGAACCTGCCGGATGGATCTTACGGGCTGTATTGGGAAGTTAAGGGGAAATGACGGTAATGATTAACTATTTTTACTCCGCCTCCAGCAATGCTTTTTACCCGGATATTCTGGAGGAAGACTATGTGAAGAGCGGAACATGGCCCAACGACCTTGTTGGCGTCGATGGTGCAGATTATGCCGCATATTCTGGCGCACCTCCGGCTGGTATGATGCGAGGAGCTAATGCTGATGGAACGCCGTGCTGGGTTGAGATACCTCCACCGACTCACGAACAATTGGTAGAGGTCGCCGAACAGCAGAAAACGGCATTACTGGCCGAGGCAACGGCGGTTATCGCGCCGCTGGCAGATGCTGCGGCAGGTGGTTATATCGACGATGCCGACAAACCAAAACTCGCCGCATGGCAGCGGTATCGCTACGAACTGACGAAGGTTGATACCGGCACCGCACCCGTCATTAGCTGGCCCGTTAAGCCGGAAGTGTAGGCCACTATATAGCCATAGTTACAGTTAAAAGCCGCTTCACGCGGCTTTATCTTACTGCTCAGTGATTTTGCGCTGCCGATTGCTGACCATCATTCTTCCAAATGACCTCATTGATATACTATGACCGTCGATTAACCCGCATTACTGTGCGGGCTTTTTTTAACTCGCAACGATGACTTACCGGGAGAATATAATGACAGGGATCATGTTTGCCCTTGTGCTCACAATAATGATGCCATCAGGAAAGCAGCAACACCAAGTGATTGGTGTTTTTTCAACCCCTGAGCAGTGCCTGGATGCATCCAGCGCTCAAAGCTCGCCGACATATTGCGCGGAGCTGAAAGACGGGGTAACGAAGCCCGTTAAGCCGGAGGCGTAGGCCACTCTATATCGGGTGCGCCGGAGGTATCAACGCGCATCAACAGCACCCGGTATTTTTTCCATTCAGCCAGCGCGGCGGTTTCTTCCGCCGTCGCTATCCCCGCATCAACGGCGTCTTGTCGCCAGGTAATCTCTGAATCGGCCAGTACACGCAACGTGGTTTTCTGTTGTTCTGCTGCGATAATTTGCTCCTCATGAGATAACGGCGGGATATCCCCCCACGTTGGATAACCATCCTCTCCTGCAATTCTCATTTTCCCCGGCGGCGGCACCTGGAATTTGGCAAAAATATCTTCGTCGGTTTCAACGCCGCCTTTGGGCCAGAGTCCGGCATTAACATAGTCATCTTTTAAAGCGACGGGATAGAAAGCATTCGTTTTAGCATCATAAATATATTTCATGTTATCTCCCTATCGCTATCCAGTTACACCCGGCACTTAAACCATTTGTTCGGGAACTCATAAAATAAGCCCAATTCACAGCTTGTGGTGTGACGGCAAAACTAGGGCAATCATTTGAAGAGCCAGACGCCTGATCGAAGGATGTGGTGACTTTGTAACCCATCTGAGTAAACGGGACAGGAAATGAAATAGCCGTTGGTGAGGCCAGAGGTCCCACAATGGATGTTCCTGTCTGAATAATAGTACCGTCAGGGTAACGCACCCAGCCAGGCCCGGATGTGAACGAATTCATATCAGGTATCTGATTCGTACCGGTGCCGACGTCCCTTTTTGCCGCTTCCTTCAATTGAAGGTCTGAGAGAACACCTGCAGCATCGCTACGACCAAGCAGCGTTCTGGCGAATGCTGTCAGGTCTGTCATCGCCACAGTGTCCTTACCTGTAAAGTAAGGCATTTTGTTTGCAGCTGTCGTCAGAGCGGCAATTGCAGCAAGCAACGGACTTTTTGCTGTGGCTTTCTGACTTATAGCGGCTTCAATTGCTTTTTGAAGCTGGTTTAAATCGGTTTTATCAGGGGTAATACCGTAGGCGGCCGCGAGATTAAGCAGCTCAGCCTGAATAATGTTGTACCAGGCTGCACCAGGATAGCTGGCAGGCACGCCACCGCCACCTTCAGTGAACCAGCGCGGCGCAGAACTCTGCACTGCACCGACGGGTGGCATGGCGGAAACGCCACTATTATTATCTAGATGGAACATGTGATATTCCTTTATTGGTAGATATAAATAAATACCTGGTGAGCTGGTTTATATTTCTCCAGCAGGCATTCAAGAACGCCACCTGAATAAACAACCAGCGGTGTCAGGCAATTATCAAGTACGGTCGCATTACGGTGTTCGATACTGCTTTTCACGATAATATGGGAAGTAAAGCGACCGTAATTTTTACGTAACCGGGTGAGACAGTTATCCATACAGGTGGCGTATGCCCCATCACTGAACGACTCAATCTCTATGTCGAATCCATATTTAGCCACGAGGTTGATATAGAAGTTGCGGTTGAGGCTTCCAACCATTCTGTATTTCTCTGCAGCTGCAGTTCGGCGTTCATCAACAGTCTGGCCAGCACTGGTACAATCCGGCAGGGCCAGCCATTTCTCCCAGTCATCCAGCATCACCGTCGCCTGGTCCGGGAAACGCTCAGGCAGCAGTTGTTCAATCGAAGCATCATCCTGCTCCGGGCCATCGGCCAGCGCACCGGCAAGCAGGCCTAACTCCGAACCCGGCTCTTTATTCCAGGCCAGACCTATTGGGAGTAGCTGCAGGAAGATGCGCTGGAATCGGGTCATGACCATGTGATCGTCCCTGGTACCAGTAATTCATCAGCATCCGAATAGGTAGCCGCCGTGGGTGAAATCAGCTCAAAGTCGGTCAGGCTCTGACTTGCAGCTATTACGCGCACAATGCTGGAGGTTGTCAGCGTACTTCCCGGTTCGCATTTGTTATAAAACAATGCCTCCATCCCTTTAGTTATTTCGTCTTTCAGCGCATCCGTTTTCGGCGATATTTTAATAGTCATATCAAGCGGCTTTAATTTTGGTGCAAATACTGTGACTTCAGGCCCTTCCGGTTGCCCCTCAACAACCCCTGTTATTGGGTTAGGATGCCCGGAAATATAATCAGTCACTCTGGTGATATCGGAATCGCTAGGAGTAATACTGCTATTACCATCCATAACAAACGCGACACCGACCGTGCCTGGCCCCTGCCATGTCGGCAGACACCATGCGCGGGTTACCCCAGCACATTCCCGAGCCCAGCGCTCATAATCGTATTTATTACCGCCGCAAGGTGGATGCTGTGCGCGAAATTCCAGGCGTGCCAGTAGCTCAGAAACGGGTTCAATATCACTGCCGCCGGTCAGCCCATTAGTGGCCACTGCATCAGAAGAAATACCCGCAACGGGCGTGACCAGCGTCAGCGCCGTACCTGCAGGCGCATTGCCTGCAATTCCCGAGACTACCGCAGTCACCGGGATGCTCACTGAACCTGCGGCTGCGACGTCAAAATCAGCTTCCAGAACATAGAGAATATTGCCGGCTCGCTGCCAGCGGGTGTTTTTGGGGATAGTGCCGATGGCGCTGGCCGTGACCGTAATCGGATCGCTTGCCGGGGTTGGCTGTTTACGGCGAATGCCCCAGAACTGGCAATGCTTGAGCAGTTCAGATTCATCAGCATCACCGGGGATAATCTGCCGATATGCCCAGGAAATATGCTCATGCAGACCGGCATCGAGGCCAGCCTGCGCACGTGCCAGCACGCCAAGGACCTTTTCCTTATTTCCGGTCGCAGAGCCTTTTAAGCGCTGCTGAATATTACTTTCAGCACGGGCGATTAATTCAGGCAACGTAGGCGATTTATAAGCCATGTTAAATTCCGTTATATTGCGATTTAAAGGTATAAGGAGTGACTGAACCATCCGGGAGCGTTAATTCAAGGTCCAGCTGTAGCCATCCGCTTTGCGGCTGGCTGGCGTAAACAGCAATCTTCTTCACCCGACCAGCTTCTTTCAGCCATTCCAGTGCTTCCAGCGCGTATTCAGCTGCGCGGGTTAACACAGAATTAAGTGTTTTTTCGCGGGACAGCAGCCACAGTCGCGAGCCAATAGGACGGTCACGGAAGGTATCCGCCCACCATCCACGGCGATCAGCGTTCTCGCCAGGGATGTCATCAGACTCCAGTGCCCGACGATCGGTATGCAAAGAAATAATGACGTCATTGGTCAGGCTGTCATCGGTCAGCATGTCATCGCCGCTCTGGGCGATATCGCCCCGGCCATTAATCCAGACGAACGCAAGGTCAGTCATTGCATCTCCTTGGTTAACGGCCCATCGTGCTCTTCATGGACGTGTTTCAGGGTATCTTTACCACCGAGAATGGCATTAGGTGCCGTGATGTTGCCTTTAGACTCGGTATCACCTTTAACCAGCAGGTTGCCACCCACTTCCACATCGTCAGAGAACGTGGCCAGCGGTGTAGTCACAGCCATTTTTTCATCGGCATAAACTTCGAGGGTTTTGCAGGTCACAATGGCGCGGCCGTCTTTGGTCAGGCGGATACGATGTCCTTCAAAATGGTAAAGACCACTGTCACCCGCGACCAGGTTGGTCGGACGATAACGGCGGTCTTCAACCACCAGAGCCACAGCCGAATCCGTGTCACCGCCAAGACTCACCATGATGGCTTCAGCACCTGCCAGCGGGACGCTAATCTGCCCGTATTGAAGCGGGCGCTCAACGTCATCCAGCGGGCCTTCATCCAGGCTCGTCACCTGCAGGTTCTGCTCCTTGAGACTGTCATTTACGATGGTCACCACTGCACGGCCAATCATCAGTCGCAGCCGTCGCATGAGAGGGGCGATCAACCGCTGAAATGCCTGTTCACTCATGGGCGTTTCTCCGGATGCTTGCGGTAATACTCTTCAGCCAGCGCATCCACGCCGCTCTTGTCTTCCCCTTTTCGGGATTTCTTCATTTGGCTGTCCGGTTCAATAGGCACCAGCCAGCCATCGCGAGGCGTGAGCGTTAGGGTCGTCATAACACCGTTGTTGTCATCCAGTGCCAGCACAACTTTGCTGACCAGAAGTGGCCCCGTGGCGATACTGAATCGGGACGCGTCGATATCGACCAGCAGGTTCGGCATCCACAGCGAACCATCGCGGCGTAACCAGCCATCAACCTTTGCCTCAAAGGTGCGTGATTTAGCCAGGCGGCGGCGCATTTCACGCGTAGCACGACCACCGGCACCTTTGGTGTCCGTTTTACTGTCAGCAAGAATGATCGTTGGACGATAGCGGGTGATATCGGAGTCTTTCACCTCCGCTTTCTGGCTGGCGATGCTTTTGGCACTCTGGTCATCACCGGCTTTGCCGCTGGCGCGGCCGTGGCCGACGACGATGTAATCACTGAAGCGGTCGCGGTCATCTTCGTCAAACTCCATTTCAATCAGATTCTCACCCAGAATAAGCTTATCGGTCTGCGTCTCATCAGCACGGGTGAAGACCAGATCGCCAGCCGCATTGCTGGTCATCAGGACTCCACGGGCACGACTGGCACGACCTAACGCTTCATAGACAGTCTCGGAGTAGTCGAGGGTGAAAGACGGGAATGGCGCTGACGACTCGCTGTCAGTGAGCTCCCAGCGAACGGCCACCTTGTATGGGACGCAAAGGTCACGGGCAATCTGCTCCAGCGTCCGGCCCTTCCACTGGCGGCCCTGATAAATTGCGGCGCAGTCAATCAGGTCAGCGGTTTTATCGCGACCGGAGATCGTGATGGACATGGAATCGGCCGTCATATTGCGACGACGGCCGTCGATATAGCCGGCAATGACCGTCTGGCCATTGATAGCAAGAGTGAAAGGCTGACCTGGTGAAAGAGAAGATAAATCGGTTTCTGGCTGAACGTTCACACCGAGTTCGAAATAGCCGGAGAGTGATTCGATGGAGCGGTTAATGTTGATGGTCGTCCACCCAGCAAAAATCTTTCCTGCGGTGCGTAATTCAACGACGTCAGCCATCAAGGATCTCCAGAGAAACGCCCCCAGGCATCAGGAGCGGATTGGGTACACTGTTACGGCGACCAAAACGCTGCCAGTAAAGGCTGTCACCGGTTTCACGATACAGGGTAACCAGTGCAGGTTCCGTCTGGCTGAGAGTGACGTTTCGCACATTCGCCAGATGAATACCGCGTGTGCGCAAATCGTTGACCACCACAAGACGAAACGTGGCCAGTTCAAGACTGCTGGCCGTAAACCCGGCATCAGAAGCAACGATGGTGCTGTCATCCAGCATCTGGCCCAGTTCACTGGCAACCCGTTCGATATCAGCCTGGCTTTCGAACAGAGGAATCGTCGTCAGGCTGTTTTCTGAGGCTACAGAAGATGAATCGGTCTGGGTGATTCCGGTAACTGAGTCCTGCTGAATGGAAGACGGTGTGGAGACTGAGCTGGTTGGTGTGGTCGTTGCCAGTTCTGGTGTGCGGGAGAGTCCGTCATCTGTGGCCAGTGCATCCGTAAGAACAGCTGATGCTGATTCTGCCTGGCTGGTCTGAGTTGCGACGGTCGAAACATAATACAGCGTATTGATGTTAGAAGCAGCAGCATCATCGAGATGTGCAGTGTCTGTCCCCGACTGCCGACGCTTCAGATTTACACCCAGACGCTCCCAAGCCTGGAATGCCGAACCGGAATCGGTCACATCAGACAACCCGGAAAATGCCCCCAGAAGATTAGCAGCCAGTAAAGCCGGCGCATTAATCATCTCGGTGGCAGAACCTTTTGCCTTGGTGATCGCCGATAGCAGGCCGTTAACGCTGCCCATTACACCCGCGTTCTCAACCACCCCGGCAATGTCTTCAAACACACCGCTGATGGCATCAGCCACGGCAGCCGCGCCGTCAGTCGCTTCCTGAACAGTCTGCCATGCATCAGACATCGTGTCACCGAGCGAGCCAAACAGGCTGTCTTTTTTGGTGCTGACTATCGCCGCCGTATCTGCAGAAGGCTCCGGCGCATTGTCTTCTGCAGCCGGATAAACGGTGATCGTAAACTCGTAATAGTTTAGGTCATCAGCAGAGTGACGACATTCCCAGGTTTCAACCAGCACCTGCAGCGTACCAAAATCAGGATGGGTGAGCTCACCTGCGCCATCGGCATCGAGCGCCTCAATCAGGCTGTCCTTCTGGGTATCTGCATCCTTCCCCAGGAGACAGGCAGAAAAAGAAAACTCATGCAGTTTGCGACCCAGATCAATCGCGCCACCTTTATTGCGCAGAGGATATTCACGCTTCACGATCCGTCGACCGCCGGTCTGACGCTGGTCACGATAAATCAGGAACGGCACATTGCGAAATGAGCCCGCGCCATCAGCGTTTTTGTTCTTCAGCCCCATTGAGTCGCGGGTACTGTTAATGCTCGCTACAGTGCTTTCAAACATGGTTTGTCCCGTTAATAAGGGTAAAAGTTCTGGCCGGTCCAGACGTTCATGCCCATCCCGTCTTCCTGGATGTTGGTACTGGTGATCTGCAGGCCATCAGCCAGCTGGATTTTCAGCTGGGCCTGAGCACTGACTTTCTGTTCAGGCGGAGGTGTCTGTGGCTGATTGCTGTGGTCATCGCCAGTGAATTTGGCGTAAACGTTACCGAGCCAGCCACCGAGGTAATCACCCAGTACGCCGCCGAGCGTTGCGCCGGCAACCGTACCGACAGGCCCCAACAGTGAGCCCAAAGCACCGCCACCCCATGCACCGGCCGTGCTCCCGATAGAGGAACCTTTATCTTCTGCAGTGGCGTTTTCATCCATTAATGTAGGCACCATCATTGCGCCGGCGAGAAGAGGCCCACCAAAGCGGGAAAACATGCGCCCAGCACCACGCCCCAGCCAACCAAGCGCACCGGCACCTTTTGCAGCCACACGACCGATAGCACTGTTGGCCACCCAGCTACCGGCACCTTTAATAGCGGAGCCTGCGCCGGCAAGCATGTTGCCAGCACCGCTGAAGAGACGGGAAAACAAACCCGGTTTTGCTACAGATGTCGCCGCCGTCGCTGCAGACGCCACGACAGGGACACGGGTTCCGCGACCACGGCCGGGGCCACGTTTACGTTTTCCATCCCCTGCATAGACGTCGCCACCGCTACCGAACGACGCTGGCCAGTTGGTAACAAAGACCTGTTGAATGAGCTGTGGATTACTCATGATGGGTGGCATGCCTCGCACACCGCCACCAGGCTGGCTGCGATTACGCAGATATCGATAAGCCCGGTATGGTGAAGTGGCGACCTGCCAGGTCGGGCGAACGAGAGCCCCACCCATCCGAAGCGCTTTATTCGCAAGCCAGATGCCACCGATGACTTTGGCCATGGTCTTCAGGCTGACGATATTCTCATCCACCCAGCTCAGGGCATTCTTGCCCATCTTCAGGTAACGCCAGGTTTCCTGCGCAGCACTGCGGATTTGTTTAAACGCTGTATCAAAGTTACCGGCAATCTGGTCGGTGAGTCGGTCCAGACCACTGACGCCGCTGGCATCGGGTTTACTCAGTCGGCTGTACCAGTCGAGAACGCCTTTAACGCGGCCTTTAAGTATCTCGAAAGGCCCTTTATTCATCAGTTTATCGGCGAAGTCTTCCCAGACGTCGCCCAGCTGTGCGGTGAGGCCCGTCCAGCTGTTCATCGCATTTTTCTGCGCCCCCTTGGCTTCAGCTCTCAACAAGCTAAACAGCAAGTTTATTGTCTTTATACCGAGCTTTCCTTGCTCACCTAGCTTCCTTATTTCCTGAGAAGATTTTCCCGTAGCATCAGCAAGGGTTTGATAAACGTTTACGCCGTACCCTGTAAGCAAGTTGGCATCAGCCGCTGTAATCTGTTGGCGGGAAAACATTTGTTTGAGCTGGAGAGATGCACCTTGCGCTGCGTTTAAATCCCAGCCTTTTAACGCCCCCTGGTCTTGCAACATCGTAATGAAGTTAGTCGACTCTTTATCCGACATACCGAACGATTTGCTGCTGACGAGCTCCTGCATGACCCCTGTGAGCCCCCACGTGGAGTCTTTAGCGTTCTGAATAGCCCATTGCATCATCTCTGATGCGTGCTGTTGGTTGCCCTTATAGAGTGAATTGAGGGCAATACGCTGGTTTTCACGCGTGGCCGCGACACTGATGAAAAGTTTATTCGCGGTATAACCGAGTCCGGCAATGGTGGCACCACCGGCAGTGAGCATGCCGAACGTGCGGGTGGCAGATGAACCGAGGCGGTCAATGGAGTTGGAAACGCTGGCGACGGAGTTGCGCAGACCATTCATGGCCGTCTGGCTACTGCGGGCCATTGAGGAGATGTTCCCGGAGAACTGGCGGGAACGCTGGGCAATGTTGCCCATTAAATCAATAATGATTGAGGCGCGAAATTGCCCAGCCATGATCGTTACCTTTTAAAGAGGGTTTCAGCCTGCTTGCAGTGCCGGAAAAGGCGGGAAAGCGGAAGAGAAAGGGCCCATTCCGGGCCCCCTTTAAGCATGACGCCGACCGCTATAGCCGCCTGTTCGATCTCACTCCGACACTGCAGCCACTCGCCCCCGTTCTGGGGTCATCGCAGCAGCCTGGGCAACATCACGTAAATCGGTCGCCAGTGAGACACGATGAAAATCTCGCTGGGACATTTTTTTCAGCAGCACCAGCGACAGCGGGCCGCTAATAACACCGACTCTGGCAATCTGCCGGCGCAGCATCTCCAGCCCCATCTGAGACGGTGAGCTCACCAGCTGTGGGCCGGCTTTGGTATCAACCACACGTTCGGACGCCATCTGCGCATCAATAATGTCGCCGGCTGTCAGTTCACGGAAGGTGATGTCATGCTGCAGCTCCATCTCATCACCCGTACCAAACGGGATCCCGTCCAGTAAACGGAAGGTGCCGTCTTTCAGCGCATTAAGAATTTCCTGCTGAAACTCAATTGCTTCCTGCTCAGGGCTTTTAAACTCGGACATGGTGTCTCCTTATGCGATACGTTTGCTGGTTTTGGCGGCGAGTTTGATGGTGATTTCGCCGTCACTGTTCTGTGGATCATCGGTCTGCCAGGCGTTCGGCATCATCCAGGTTTCCCCGGTATCCGCCTTAAACTCGGCGGTAATATCCGTCCAGGCGATAACTTCATCCAGACCGATACCGCTGCCGCCCGGAATTTTGCATTCCAGCGTGGCTTCGCGCGGTGAGGCTTTAAAGCCGTAGACGCGGGAACCTTTCACCGTTTCACGGCTGTCACCGGCCGGGGTAAACGTGGTCCCGGTCAGCGTTTCCAGCTCAAGGCCGTTAACACGAATAAACGCAACGCCCTGACGTTGATTTCCTGACATGCTCCCCCCTTAGAGAATGAAACGAAGCTGTTCTGCAAAGATGCGGAACTGGTTAATGAGGTTCGGACCAGCCAGTACATCGACACGGTCACGATCGCTTTTATTGCGCACCACATAGAGCTCGTTCTTAAAGGTGGTGAAGTCTTCCACCAGACCGGCTTCCTCCCACTCGGTGAACAGGGCCAGCAGCTCCGTTTTGATAATCAACGGCGTAACCACCGGCTGGCCTGGCGCAAAGTTCGTACCGTCGTCAGCCAGTTTGTGGCGCGGGAATTTCTGCGTGATGCGCACGCGGGTCGAATAGCGGAGATAACTCAACGTGGCGATGGTCTCGACGTTGAGATACGACGGGTCCGGGTCGCCAAAGCTGTTGGTACGATACGTCGTAATCAGGCGTTCAAGCTGCACCTGGCCGCCATCGTTGACGGTAAAGGTACTGATACCATCAAACAGCAGGCCATTACGCTCAGGCCAGGTGAAGAGATCAGTCGCCTTCGGTGGCATCAGATTGCTGACAACCAGCGTCTGCAGCGGTCGCGCAGGGTCAATACTCAGAGACGCCGCTGCCACTGCAGCAACACTGGTGCACCATACATACTGCGGTTGTGGTGTCGCCGGTGCGCCCAGACAGCACAGCAGATGGTCGTTGCGACTCTGGCCGAACGTGGTCAGATTGCCCATCGGGCCGTGATAGCTGGTAAATGCGATGCCATCAGCCTGGTTAATCGGTCCCCAGCGGTCAACCAGTTCGGTGCGCAGCAGGTTCAGGTTAGTCGGATCGGTATAAGGCATGACCAGGTATTTGAACTGCAAATCACCCATCGCGGCGATAGATGCTGACAGGTCCGGGTTACTGTTGGTATCCGCCGGATAAGCAACGGTGGCCACGATGCCACCAGGCGTCATTTCCTGATCGTAATAATTGAAGCGTGTATCCGTCGGGCAGGAACGGCCGAGGAATTTAGCCGACAGCTTCACATCTGCATGGGTCGGGTCAGGCGTCTGACCGCCACCATCTGGCACGACGGTCGCCGTCACCGGCAGATCGTACTGGGCATTAATCAGGTCAGCCAGGCTCTGGGCAATATCCGTTCCCTTATCACCCGTTTTAACCGTGGCAGGAATGCGCACACCCGCGACATATGTCACCAGTGTTCCGTTCTCTGTGGCGGTGCCGCTGAGATTAATGGTGGCCGCATCGGCAACGCCCGTACCATCACCCTGCGCGATACAGTACAACTCCGCCACCCGGTTGAGCTTCAGAAACTCCTTCACCATCAGGTGGATCATCGACCCCTGACCAAATGCAGCTGCGGCCTGAGACGGGGAATAGATTCGCGTCAGAGTATTGGCGGGCACTGACCCCACCGGTTTGTTACTGACATCAGAGGCTCGCTGGCCAAACATCAGTACACGCTGACGGGGTGCCGGCGTGCCTGAGACCGCGTTGCTGTTGTTGAACTCGATGTACGCCAGAGGGACGCGAATTTCGCCGCCTGCAGGAATCGAATCAAAAGAGATATCGCTCATTTCGCACCTTTCTTAGTGGCTTCTACCGAAAGCACGTCGCCATCTTTGAGGCGACGCAGCCAGAAACTGGTTGCCGGCTTGGTTTCGCCGTCCGCTTTCAGCAGCTTCATGGACTGCGGGTCACGAACGGTACGACCAGGAGCCGGTTTAATCTTCAGCACATCAGTCATGGTTGTTTCTCGTTTACGTTGATATGTGCCTCAAAAGGCGGTGTGCCGGCTGGCTGGTTCCACGTCTGCCAGTGGCGTTCGTAGTCATCCAGAGAACCGAGATCGATGCTGGTGTCGATAGGCGTGGTTCCACTGAAATACAGGCCATACAGAGCGCAGCCCGCGCCACCCTGCGCATCGGTGTAGAGGTTCTGCCCTTTGGTCAGTTTCATACCGGTGGTGGGGCCGAACGACTTCCAGTTAATCCCCGCCACCAGGCGCTCAATAATCTGGTAGATACCCAGTCGGTCACCTTCACGACCGTTGAGCATGCTGGCGCAGACATAGAAAACCCAACGGCTCTCAACCTCACGGGAGGTTCGCCCCGGACCACAGCCCAGCCAGGCGAGATAGACTGCTGGTTCACTCAGGAGCATGCGTTTGATGGCCACGTCATCCCAGGTTCCCGGATGCGTATCAACATCGCGAAGGGTGCTGCCGAACAGACCTTTAACAGTGTCGAGTAGCGCAGTTTCGGTATCGCCGATCATCAGATAAACCCCTGCTGTTTACGGGAAAAAACAGGCGCATCAGAGACAATCTCTGCCAGGTTCTCACCTTCCGGGGCACTGCCTGCAGCATCTGTACCGAGCGGAATCTTTCCGTCCCGGACACCTTCGAGCCAGCGGATGGCATCCTTATAACGCTGGGTGGATTGCTCTGTGGCCCGTGTGTCCTGGAGAAAGTACCAGGCAATGACACAACAAATCTGCGGCAACGTATCGGGCACCACTGTCAGTGGGAGGGTGTAGCGGGCAACGATATAGCTGTCCATCATCGCGGTGGCATCCGCCAGCACCGCATCAATGACGCTGTCATCCGGCTGGTTGTTATCCGTGCGCGTTTTGGTCAGCAGATCCAGATTGCGACGCTGATAGCGAAACGTCATATCCGCGACAGTGGCGTAGGTCATTACGCGTCCTCGCCCTGAGTGGCCAGCGCCGCTTTCAGCTGTTCGCTGGTGATGTTTTCACCCAACATCGCGCTGACTGCAGCCACTTTCGGCGTACCTGTCGTGGTGTAATGCTCGCTGTTCTCTTTATCGAGATCGGCCACTGCCGCCAGAATGCGGGCATCCAGTGAAAGCGAATTGAACTGGCCTACGCCGTCCACGCCCACGTCGTCCACGGCCCCTGGTTCTTTCGCGTCCGATGCTGGCGAGCCAGATACGATTTTGAGGACGTTGTCGCGCGCCAGAATCCGTACCTGCTCTTCAGTGACATCCACCAGGTGGTTTTCACCACGGGTGAACGGGAAACCGGCGCGGCGGTAAACGTCGCGGTAGCATTTGACCACCAGGTTGAAATGCTGATTACCAGCTGTTTCGCCAGAGTGCGCAGCGCCTTCAGTATCTTGTTTAAGTTCGTCTGACATGACATGGGTTCTCCCTTTGAATCCACGTTAAACGGCAGGTTAAAGGCGGATGAACCGCCTTTAACGTCGGTTTAAGACTGCAGATGGCTTACAGGTAGTCAGCGACCACCAGTTCCAGCTTGCCCTTCATTTCGTTACTGACGACGCCGTTGGTGCCGGCAATCAGCTCTCGCTCCAGCAGCTGGATGGCCGCTTTTTCATTACCTGGTGTTACCACCAGATGCGTCGGACGCAGACCCAGTGGACGACCACCGTCGGCGGTGAATTTGCGCATGGAAGTCCAGCCGGTCCACAGGTTGTCGAGCGTCAGATCGGCATTCATGGCCATCGCCATCTGCCAGAAACCAAAGCCCACGGCACGACGGCAGCTGACACCGAACAGGAACTCGTTGTCGGTAAACACGCTTTCGTCAGTGATGTTGGTCTTCTGAACCAGTTCAGCCTTGCGACGGTCCTGGAAGATCAGCGGTTTGATGGCACGGGAACAGTCCAGCAAATACCAGCTGTCACCCGTCCACTGAGCTGACTGCTGGAAAACGTTAGAGGTCGATACGGCAGTACCGGTACCATCTACCTTCGGATAAACAGGGTGATCGGTATCGAAGAAATTCTGACCGTCATAACATGCCTGGTTAAAACCATCTTTCAGCAGACCAAATACCAGTTCGTCAGGCTGCACAGCGGCAGAACGACCCAACTCAGAGAACATCGGGCTGTAAACACCCAGATTGTCATCTTCAAAATCGTCGCGACTGATACCAACGGTGCCTTCATAGGTTTTGTTGGCCACGGTGTAGGCGCTGGCCGCCATCTGATTGACGACACGTGCCCCGACCCACTCGCGCAGCTGCGGCGCGTTGCCCAACCAGCCGTAGGTATTGGATTTGGATGACGACGGTACCGTCATGGCGATTTTCTGGTACTGCGATGGCGCACCATCGAGACCGCCCTGGAAGTCCTTACGGAACGAAGTCATCAGGGCTTTAATGGAGCTCGGGGTAACGATCATTTATCGTCTTCCTCTTTGAGTTTCTGGTATTCGGCATCAGACATGCCGAGCGCTTTGGCCGCTGCTTTTTCTTCAGCAGACAGTGCCGTCAGGCCTTCACGACGGGTATCCGGAATGCTGGTCGTTGCGGTCTGCAGCGCGGTCAGTGCTGCAATCGGCTGCTTGGCATCAAGCTGCGCAGACAACGCGGCCACACCCACCTGAGCGCCAACCTGTTCAAAGTACGCACGTTCAGATTTGAAGATGCGGCCTTCGGTCTCGGCCTTATCCAGCACGGCGCTCAGCGAAACGGTGGAATGCTTCCCGGTTACCACGGCCAGCTCCTGACGAATGGCGTTGTAGGTTTCCACTGGTACCCATTTGGTCAGGTCTGGCGTCCCGGCTTCGGTTTTTGCCGTCACCAGTTCTGCGCTGAGAGCCGTCACGCGGGTGTTCAGTTCGTCATGCTTGTCCGCCTTGCCTTTAAGCACATCAAAGGCAGACAGTGCAGCAGTGGCCTGCTCATCGGTCACCGCAGCGTTCTCCGCCAGCGTGATACCGAGTCGCGCCAGCAGCTGACGCAGGTTTTCATTCATGGGACGTCCCTCATGTGGGTGGGTGGTTAGTTCGTCAAAGGAAGCAGCGAGCGCCGCAAGCTTCTGCATACCAGTAGCGCCAGGGTCATTGGTCAGCGCGACCATACGCAGCACGGTTGGTGCGCCAGTAACAAGGTCATAGGGGAAAACTGCAGAGAGAAAGCCAAACTCACCATTGGCAATAAATGCCTGAGCGGCGGCGGTCCAGCGGGGTTTAATGAATAAGCCCTGACCATCACGCCACTGCATTTCGTCAGCATTAAACCAGCCAGCCGCTTTCAGCTCGTCGGGAGAAAGACCTTCGTCTTTGCGCAGCTGGTTATGTTCGTAATCAATGAGAACGTCCTGGCCCAGAGCCCGGACACCGTCAATGAGTCGGGCTGCAATGGCCGCATCCATGTACCAGCCGTCGGCCACATCGAACGGACGACCATCACGGGCGCGGAAACGACCCGCAGGAAGCAACTGGCACCAGCCGTCATCACCGACGGTGGCCGCAAGAATGGCGATACCAAATGAGGAAGGTTTTGTTTTCATGGCCTGCTCGTTGCTGAGAAACTCAGGCCATTTTTACGCGGGGAAGAAAATGCAGGTGATTCCGGTATCTGACTGAAAACCATCAACCAGAAAGAAAGCGAAGCGGGAGAAATGACGCAACCCCATTTAAAACACGTTTAAATCTCTCTGTACGCGTTTAAAAGAATTTATGTGCGTCAACGGACGGGAATTATCATACTACGGCTTAAGCGCGATTTGAGCGCGTTTTTCGATAGCAGCGTAAATTTCTTTCCGACCGACCTTATCAAGCCCCATATAAGGACGTGCATCAAGGACAGTATATCGTGCCTTGCCACCCCACTGATGGATCGCAGCATAAATCATCGGCGAGCCAATCAGCGCCCAGTCGGGGCCGTAGTCGGTTGTGATGCTTCTGGCCAGATCGCCATTCAGGGTCAGGATAGAGCCTGGAACATAATTATGCTTCTCACGCCAGGCAAGATAAGGGTCACTCCAGTTAGCCCAGTGTTCACCCGTTACCGGGTCAGTTTCCTGCTCAAAGGCATTCTCAGTTGAGGAGAGCAGCGCGGCAGCTGCAGCACGGGGAATAACGCCGTCATTGGCCATTGCCCCCAGACTCATGAACGCCGACTGGATCCTGTTGATATCAAGAACGACCGCTAAATCAATGCTCATTATTTGAACCCTGGTGGAGAGTGGAATATAATCGCGTAAAGGCGCTGTACGCTTAACGGTAAAGTCGATGTAAACCCTTCGGGGAGCATGTATGCAGGTTCAACTCCTGCCGGCGCCTTAATCTATTGACCCTTCAAGCACTTCAATTTTCCCACCGGCAATATCCGCCTTTAAATCACCAATATCAGGCAAGCGATATGCATTTACCAGTACATCAAGCAGGTCAGCCTGCCGCTTAAGCGTGTAAGGCGCGTTGACCATTATTTTGGCGGTTCCCGTACTGGAGCTGACCAGATAGATGAGGTTGCCATGTACCTTGTCCCACAATACCGCCTGCGGGGCAGCAATCAGCGACGGAAGCGACTGCAGATCGTCCGGCGTTAGTGACACGCCAGTATTCTGATGCTTTGGACTGTCGGCGTGCAGCAGGTTTTTCTCGCTCATTACCAGCAATCGTGCCGGGGCATTACCCGTGCGCTGCATAACAGCATCTGCAATGGATTCGGTCATAAAGCCCAGCGTCTGCACGGCATTACCGGCTCGTCGGGTAGTGATGACTCTGTTCGCCCAGACTGAAAATGCCAGCTGGCGTTCACGACTGTTATTGAGTGACTGAACCACCTGCTCACGCAGCTGCGGGTCACGGGTTTCGATGACCTTACGGATGAGTGTCTGGTCAGTTCCGAATGCCGCTGAACCTGGGTTATACGACCAGCCCACGTCGGGCGTCATTTTGATACGGCCGTTATCAAAGGTCGTGGACTCTGTTTTAAAGATTTCCCCCGTGGTCTCATCGATGCCGGCATCAACCTCATGAGTGTGGACAAATGAGGCTCCGTAGCTGACCTTCAGGCCCAGAGCTTCCATACGAGCAGCTGATAACGCCCTGACGCGGCAGCGGCAATTCCAGCCGTTCGGCGGATAGTGTGTCTGCCAGAATGGGTCATCGTAGCGAAAGACCATACCATTCAGCGCTGCATGCTCCGGGCGGGTACGGCCATCCATGACGGCCACATACTGCCAGAACGGGTAATCTTCAACGTTATTCATCATCTGCGCATAACGGCCGCTGTTATAGGCCGTGCGCTTATTCACGTTGTAAATGGTGGCAAGCCGGCGCGGACTGCCCAGCTCGATTTCCTTCGCATTACCCTGAGTATCAACAACAATCTGCTTTCCCCACCATCCGAGCTTCTGAAGACGTGGGGCCAGTGTCCGGGTAAATTCCTGGCGGGTGATACCATCATGAATGGCGCGATCAACATCATCACGAATGGTGTTCAGCACATCGAGGCGCACCGCCTTGGCGACGGTGAAGGCACGGGCATGTGCATCCGTCAATTGCTCATACCAGTTCCAGGTAATGTTATGACCTTTGGCCCTGAAGTAGGCGACCGCCTCTTTGGGCGGCAGACGGGCGGCGTAGGCCAAATCAACTGCCTGTGCCATCAATGCGCCCCCACAGGTCAGCCACAAAGATGGCGCGGGTCAGAAGGTCAATCAGCGCAGCATCATCCAGCTCGGGATACAGTGTCGCCGCATCCTGCATCGCTGCTTCTGGACCGTTTTTGATGATGCTGGCAATCACGGGCTTTAAAACCGGATCTATGGCCTGTTTAAACGCATCCGGTGTCACCGCCGCGCTCATATCATCAATATCATCCGTCTGTTTCAGGTCAGTTGCACTCAGGCTTGCCTGACCGTTCGGTACTGGCAGACCATCAGCAGCGGGCGCGGCCTGGAAGACCTTCTCATCACCGTTCGGCTGAGGAATATTCAGTTTTTCCTGGATCCATGACACCGGTACAGGCATACCTGCGGCCAGTTTCGGGATAGCCTCGGCAAACATGGAGAGGTCTTCGTACTCACCAGAGTCAAACACAATGCCCGGTAAACGGCATGGGTCGAGCGTGGTCCGGCTGTTGACCGCCAGTAAGGGATAAATCAGATCGCGGTTGATTGAGCGACGCAGCTGCGTCAGGTCGGCATTACGGATCTCTTTACGGACTTCGTTATGCACTTCGCCCAGTGAACGCGCACCTTTATCACCGGCTTCAGTCGTCAGCGTGCCACCCAGAATGGCTTTCGACATGGAGCGTTCTGCCCAACTGATTTGAGCCTGGAACGGGTCGGCCTGTCCGTCTGCAGCACTCTGAAACTCCAGCTGCATTCCCATCGGGATAATCCCGCCAGCCCGGCGACCGATATCCATGACCGCCTGCATCAGCGTCGATTTCTCACGGGAAGTCGCACCCGTCGGGTATTTGCCAACGCGCATCGGTAAACCATAAATCTCCAGGAACTCAGCAAAATCACGCACTGAGTAGTTTTTGAAGATAAACGGCCAGATTAATGTTCGGACCAGCCCCAGCGTGCCTGCGTACCCCGAACGGGATTTGGCCTGGTGGCGTAACCAGCCGAACGGCTGAAGCTCTACACCATCAGCACTGCCATCACGCAACCGCAGCTCGTTCAGGTTACTTTCTGGGGTGCAGAACAGCGCCGGGTCGCGCCAGTGCAGTGCGACCGGGACGCGCTGTTTACCCAGCCAGCCCCATTCGATCTCCTGCATGCTGTAGCCTTTGAGAATGGCATCACCGGCATCAAAAATACCGTCCTCGAACCAGGCCGCATCCTGCAGCATCTCATCGAGCATCGCTGCGTCTTTCTTTTCCTGTGGCGTGGCATCTTTCGGCGGCTGAATGCTCCATGGCAGAGACTGGATAGCCAGCCGGCGCTTCGACAGCTCAGAAAACAGATGCGTATCTTTTTCTTCCATATCAAAAGCCAGGTCAGCCTGTGCCGTCAGGTCACCACGTTCAGCATCGCGCAGGATGATGGCTGCCCGGTTTGGCGTGATACCGCTGGAAGGATGCTCCTGGGTACGTTTTGCCACCATTGCCAGTGATTCCTGTACCGTCTGCAGGTCAGGATCGAAATCAAAAGGGTTTCCCGCTAAATCCAGAATACGGCCCATTACCAGCCACCTCGCTCATATTCGTGATAAACATCCTGCTCATCACTGAAATCATCTGCCATGCCATCACTGCGACGTTTGCCGGGAAGAACCCGGACGCTGTCTTCATCAATGACAAACCCATTCATATACGTGGCGCGAACGGCCATCACCAGCGCGACCGCAAAGTCACCATGACGCTTGCCACCAGTACCATTCGCGTCTTTAGTTCGGCCTTTATCAATCTGGGGGACACCGTTGTTGACCTTGATATTGAGCAGGTCATCAAGTGTTGTCTGGTGACGGGCAATAATCAGGTTCTGTGCTTCAAATTCGCCTTTAAGCTTCGGCATCCATTCCTGATACCAGGCGGCAGAAAGGTGCACGCTGTCTATCATCTCCGGGCCATACACCAGACGGGCCGCTTCAGCCAGGTAACCACCATTACCAGTGGCATCAAAGGCCGCACCGATAAATCGTGGCAGACGGGAAAGGATGAACAGCATGATTTGGCGCTGCTGATCGTAGGTGACGTTCTTCAGTTCGACGCGGAAGCACTCCCGCTTGAACAGGTCGGCCGTGATTTCCAGGGGGACAAAAACTGTCAGGTCACCGTTGCGGGCAAAGTCTTCACCAAACGCATGTTTATGCTGGACGTTGAGCGCGGCCAGCAAGGGTGCCAGCTCTTTTTCACACCATGCCGCGACTTCTGCTTCCCGCTGCTCTGGGGACCAGGACTCAAAATCGTCAGAGGCCTCAAAGCGCAGGATCGGAATATCACGCTCCGGGGTCATCGCCGCTTCAATCAGGACGCGGGAAAGATAAGCGCCACCGGATTTCTTCGGCACGCAGCCATATTCCTCGTCGGCACTCTCTTTGTTCGGGGCATTGCGGTACAGGTCGTCACGCCATTTTTTCTCTTTATCAGCGGACCAGTCCTGACCTGTGACGTAGCAAATGCGGCGATACAGACCATCACTGATGGCGTCATCCAGGGTAATACGATGAACGGAGTAATCTTTCCGGCCTTCACGCGCATCCTGAATGTACTGGTTAAACAGGTTATCAACGCCATTATGCGTGGAGATGATGCGCACGCGAGCGCCCCACATGGTCAGCGCAAACGCCGCTTTCAGAAGCTCATCGAGCGACTCATGGAAACCGGCCTCATCAATAACAACATCACCCTGCAGTCCGCGCAGGTTTGACGGTCGTGAAGACAGCGCCTGAATCTTAAAATTGCTGTTCGGGAATCGGATCATGTACGCAAGAATTTCTTCGTTCTTCTCGCTATCCCAGAAGGTCTGCTCGTAGACATCCGCTTTCGCCAACTGGTTAAAAGCACGGGCGAACAGTGCACAGGCGGCGATGTACTCCAGCGCCATCTCCTGACGGGAACCAACATAAAAGACGTTGCGGCCACCGCGTTTGCGGGGTTTGGCTGCGGTCATAACGTTTCGACCCGCTTCCGCCCAGGTCAGGCCGGTACGACGGGATTTCTCAGCAATACAAATCTGGCTGTCATCGCTGAACCAGCGGGCCTGATAGGGAAGAAAGACCGCTTCGCTGACTGGGTTAATGCTGCCAGCATCGGTGACAATGTCCACGCCGAGCTTGCTGGCCTCTTCCTGCAGGTCAATTTGGCGAGGCTGATTGAGTGGGGTGAGTCTTTTTTCAGGCTTCGCCATATTATGCTTTCCCCAGCAGTACGTTACGAATACGCTGCTCCAGTTCTTCACTCATGCCATCAGTGCCCCGCAGTTCGTCACTGACGGCATTGGCCGCTTCTTCTGCAAAGGCCTGACGAATTTCTTTCTCACGCTTATGGCTCGACATGGCCGTCGATTCGAGACGCTGCGCGGCCAGCATGGCATTTTTGAGCATGTCGATATCAACCTCAGCTTCCGGGTCTTCAATCTGCCGCATCAGCGCTTTGAACAGCTGGCTTCTGGCCATCTCAAGAATGAGCTTTGTGGTTTCGCCCATCGGTTTGTCACCGAGCTGACTGGTCAGTGCCTGAGTCATCTCCCGCATCTGACGCAGGTTATGACCTACCTGCTCGACACTGGTGGCATAGCGATTTAGCCCGGAACGGGAGAGGCGCATGTCTTCAGGGAGGCCAGCGTCATCAATCAGTGCATTAATCTCATCAAGGATCTGTGCCTGGGGAATGGCTTTATCACGCAGCATCTCATGCAGCGTTTTTCGCACGCTCTCGGGAAGTAAATCGACCTTTGAGGCACGGCCACGTGTCGGTTTAATCGGTTCCATAGCTGACCTCAGCGGGCTCGTGGCTTTTTAACACCGGAGACCCGCGAACGGCCTTCAGCAACATCCTGCCCACGGCCGGTGATAGTCACGACATAAAAACCGCGCAGGTCTTCGACGGTGACCAGTCCCTGCTCCTGCAGCCAGTCAATATGGGTGCGAACGAGATCGCGGGAAATGTTGTGGCCATAGGCATCAAGGCAGTCATTCAGGATACTTTCGTTCGCTTCGTTATTGCAGTCCATCAGGCTGCGGAGAATGACCAGCCGTTGGTCTTCAGTCAGAATATCGTTAATCATCATTTGCTCCGGTTCACCGCATTTTCCAGTAACAATTCAATCTGATGCGTCATCGACTGCACGCGCTGGCCAATGACTTTCATATCGCCGGCCATCTCGGTCATGCGAAGACGCATTTCCTGCATATCTTCAACACCAGGCATGTTGGCGTATTTGGTTTCCATCTCGGTGAGGCGATTTTCCAGCTTCTCTACCCGCTCAGTGCTGGCGAATGTGCGACGCATGGCCCAGACAATCCCGCCAAACGCCACCGGCAGCAGATATGGCCACAGCGCGATAAGTTGAAAAAAGTCCACGTTTAACTCCCTGAATAACAAAACTGACAGAACGGCTCATACAAGCCTGTCAGCTCAACAACCCCCAGTCTGCGACGACACAAGACGCAGATACGATCAGGCTCAGAACGCTGGATTTGTGGTCCAGGCCAGCTACAACCCTTTTGTTGCCAGAGCTCCCGTAGGAACTCTTCCGTCTCCTGAAGCTGGTCGGCTTCCATAAATTTCAGTCCTTTTTAAATCCTGCTGGCGGGCATCGCTCTTGTCGCGATTGCACTGGCCAAGGGCCAGTAGCAACGCCGCATTCCAGACCACCGAGGCACCATAAGTAAACGGTGCGGGTCGTACAGGTACAGGCGTCTTCGCCAGCAGTTCTGCATCAATCGGTAGCGGAGTCACCGCCACCGGAACGGACACGGGCTTCGACCCGCTGCAGCCACTCAACAGCAGCAGCAGGCACATCGCGCTTAGCGCATTCGTCTTTTTCAAGAATGAGGGCAATCTGGTTCTGAGCTTCATCGCGCAGTCTCTCGTCTTCACGCCGCGCAGCGACATTGGCCGCCCGGATGGCGCTGAATACCTGAATGGTTTGTTCCTGGCTGTGTAACAGCCATTCCGCTGTGCTTCTGGCCTGCGTCGCAACCTGCAGGTCTTTGCGCAGCTGAATGTTCTCGCTATTGGTTTTCTCGACGTTGATCCAGAAAAGACCAGCAATCCCAATGACCAATACAGCCCCGATAGCGATCGCTTTATCACCTAAGGTCATCAATCCCCCCGACAGACCAGATCGCCATTTCCACTTCACGGCGTGTCATCAGTCCTTTCCACGGTTTACCTGCAGCAAAGACCCAGCGACGCATCTGGTCGCGTGCACCTTCGAAATCACCGGCATTTAACTTTTTGAGGAGGGTCGAACCAGCAAACGCGCCGGTGCCGGTATTGAAAACGAAGGTCTCCAGCGCGGTGCGCTGAAAATCGGTTAAAGGGACTTTTACGAGCCGTTGAATGGCTGCACGAACAGGCTTTAAATCGCTGTCGAGCAATGCCATGCATTCGTGATGGGTGTAGGTGCGCATCCGGATATCAGCCCCGGTGTGCCCAACGCAGACAGTCAGAACGCCTGCAATATCGCGATAAGGGTAATATTCGATACCTTCGACATGGATAAGGGTCTCACGGGTCATTTCGTGATAACCGCCACCGGCGATAGCAATCGCGAGCAATGACGCTTTCAGACTACGGGGTATTTGGGGCATCAGCTTATCCGGTGAGTGGATCTGCATCCGAGGATAAGAAAAAGCTGATTAGAGAGGTGATTCCGGTATCTGAGTACAACCCGCACTCTCGAGCGCAGTCGGTTGTTACAGGCGGTTAGTGCGGGAATAAATCCGGTTGACGGCGGCGGGTGTGGAGCTTGCGCTGGCGGGCGATGATATCGTAGATCTGGGTCTGAGATAAGCGATGCTCGCGACGCAGGTCTTCGAGGTTGCGGCCATCGAAGCGAGTGAAGATGAGATCGTCCCGCAGCGCCGTAACCAGTTTATCGCCTGACGGCAGATAATACTGACGGCCACCCATATAGTGAGACATGGCCAGTGCCAGTTTACGTGCCAGCAAACGGCTGTCATCAGCAATACTGAGGCGCTTCAATTCTGCCTCCATCACATCGACAAGCGCAACCAGCATTTGTGGCCATTGGTGCTCAAGCTCGCCGACAGGAATATTGTCGATGTGGTCAAGCAGCTGGTGAATGGCCGGGTCGTGTTCAAAAAGTTCCGACTGTTGCGACATAAACCCTCCTCAAGGTAAGTGCACAGTCAGTATACAAAAAATCCCGCTCAATGGCGGGATTGTTGTTTAAATCAGCTTTCGCGTTTACATCGGTAGTACTTGGTGAATTTGAGCTCATCCTGGATATACAGCTGCTTCCCTGCTTTATCGATAGCAAACCCTCTCATGTAGGCAGGATTGCTCATTGAGGTATAAAGATAAGCCAATCCATTATGAACTGGACCCGGCGCGTCTTCTATCGCAGGCTTTTCATGCAGAGTGAAAAGCTCCTGAGTATCGAGGTTTTGCCAGGAGGTTAAATCGACTCCCATGTGGAGACGGATACCGCTGCAGGTCCAGAAACCAGAAGCCGGATCCTTTTTAACCGGGGTCATGTCTGATGTATCGACTCCCATTTCTTTCAACTTGGCATCCGCTAATGCCTCCATATCAAGATCATCATTGTTGCTGGCACTGAACCCAGAGAAACTAATCGCCATCAATGCTACTACCATGATTTTTTTCATATTCATTCCCTAAAAATTAGTGGTTAAACCTTATCACTCTGTTTTGTGGTTAGTCGCTGGTAACGATCACAAGTACTCTCATAAGTGGGCTTAACTCCATTATCAGGCAAACGGTCAAGCATGCATCTCATATGCCACCGCTTCAGGCTTTCCAGCACCGTTCTGGCTTTTTCATCTCGCAACCAGTTCAGCTTTGCCACACCTTCACCGCCGTTCTGCTGGCGGGTAATTCGCTTCACGTAGGCATCGATCGCCGTGGTGTCATTGCTGGTGACAAACCCCTGATTGTACATGGTGAACCATACCGCCCGAATCTTGCTGGTAATCCCTGATGATGCCTTAGGTTTAGACGAAACAGGTTTAAAACCTCGCGCTTTCAGCGCATCCAGAACGGCCTGCAGCTGCGTTGCGCTCATATCTCGGCAACTGTTTTTTCCTGGCACGACTGATCCCAGAAATACACGATAGGTCTCATCGTCCAGACCCAGAGAACGCCGCGCCACGTGGATCAGTTTGATGGTATTAGCACGCATCAGCCATCACCTCTCTCAGTGGCGTAATAAGTTCGAGCCCGTCGATTTTCTTAAACTGACGAACCAGGGACGCCACGGTACTGAAATAGCATACCCAGTATTCGGTCACTTCATGGATATGGGCGTTTTCCTTCCTTTTTAGCCAGCGCTGACCTTCTCTTGTTTTTGACGCACGACGAATGATGGAAGCGCCAGGCTTGTACGTCTTACGACGCCATACCACCTTCGTTACTGGTCGAAAATCATTATGTGATGGCCATCCCCATGCTTCACTGCGGGTATCGTTAATCCAGACAATCAAGGCCAACTTATTTTCAGAGATCATCGACTTATAAACTGCGATTTTTTCACCTGACGGTAGCTTAAACTCAACCCTGGTGTATAAACCACCGAGGGTATTCTGGATCCCTTGCCATTGCTCTTTCGTGATAGTGGTGGTCATTTGATTTCAGCCCTCAGTTCATTCATTCGCTGGTACAGCGCTGGTGCTTTCCCTGTTTTGCTTTCAATGGCAGCGAGATACAGCGCCGACAGTTCATCCCAGTGATCAATGAATGGGGTCAGCGCTGGATATACTTGCCGCATCACAGGGAAAGCGTCGCGAATAGCAGGAACCGCCTCGACCAATCGCCAGCAACGACCAAAATCAGCAGGATCACGCGGGTAACAAAAACGCACGCCATTACCAGCTGTGGCACCGAGAAAGATCGCGGCCATGGTTTGACTGCTCATACCTGTATCACTACCGACAAACCATTGGCCTAAAGCGGCAACATCCTGCAGGCGCTTCGCCAACGCCCCAGCCCAGCCGGTATGCTTCGCGGCCAGTTGAAGGAAGCCGGAGTCAATAACAGATTCATGCTCGATAAATGGCTGTTCACCAGACAGCGGCACTGCGCCATCTTCAGGATATTCAACAGACTCGATGAGGTAGCCATTGTATTCGCCAAACTCCTCTCCGGGGCTCGCTGCGATGGTGCCTGGGCGGATGCAATATTCGCATTCCAGCTCGTCGCTATCTGGTTCGACAAAAACTTCCAGGCCTGCGAACTCTGCCGCCTCCAGTATCTGACGGGCGGTGAGGATCAGAACGGTATGGCGCTGACTTTGTACGGTGAGAATAGCCTCCGCAACTTGCTGCGGCATGCTTTCATCGGGAATGGCCAGGTCCAGGCCATAGATGGCACGAATCAGGCTGGAAATTTGCTGTTCTTCAGGCATCTCGAATTCATTCTTCATTTGCGCCCCCTGAAATACGTTGCAGTGGTATAGAAAAGCAGTTCAATAACGTTGAAAAACCGCCAGAGGATGAGGAAACCGACCAGCGCCGTCATCGTAAATGGCCATGCGACAGCGCCCACCAGAGCACTAATCGAACAGGTCTCTTTATCCATCAGCCCATAGCCACGTAACGCGGCGATCAGAAAATAGGTAAAGGCCGCGCCAGCGATATAACAGACAATAATGGTCACCATCAGGCCACCCCTTGCACATCAACAGGGAGATAACGCAGAACATGGTTGGTAATGATTTTTCCGGTTCTGACACACTGAAAATGCCCCATTCGAATGTCGATTAACGCACTTTCAAATTGTGGCCAGCCCTGCAGCTGTTTTTTACTGTCCAGCTCTACCAGAACAAAGACTGTTTCTGCCGAACGAGGGCCAGAAGCGAGATACATCACGCTACGAGGTATTTCAGTACCTTCCACCCAGTTAAATGAGCGACGAGCGGTCACTGGTGCTTTACTGCGGTAAATATCGTAATAACCGTTACGTTCACGCAGAACACCTGAGGAAACAGCCTTCCGAAGTGACTGGATCAGAACCGGCGCACCGGTCCCGGTTGCACTTACCAACTGCAGACAGGTCATTTCGCCTTTATCGGACAAGACAGCCTTAATCAGGTCGATCATCATTTTTTCTCCTTACGCTGTTCCGCCTGCTGCTGTTCGCGGATCATTAACTGTGAAGCGTGCATCAGGAGTGAAATACAGCGGCGCATACCAGCTGCGGCCAGGCGATTACTGGTATCCCGGTCGCGGTATAGCGCATCAGCAAGCTCAAACTCTTCAAGGGCGTCGGCCAAAAGGGTAGAAACGAACGGCGTGCAGGTCGCGACTGGATTCACCTCGACACCTACGCGCTGGGCCAGGCGGGTTAATGAACGGGCCTTGCTTTGGTCAATCATCTCGTTCAGACCGTTGTGACGCAGCTGCTCGATCATGATTTCGACGTCGGCCGCTTCTTCTGCAACACGTGAAGCATTGGCTTTATGGTTCACGAACCGCACGCAGCTTGCCGCAAGTTCACTGCACTCTTCTGAGGTGGCTAATACCTGGCGGTCATATCCCCACTGCGCCAGTGCGTTGTCGTAAATTACTGACTTATTCATCTTCATCCCCCTCATCCATGTCTTCGTCAGCCTGTTTCATGGTGATCGGGAATGGCTGGAATTGAAGCAGCGCAAGCTGGACACCAATTCTGATGAAGCAAGCCTGAACTGAATGTGCAGGGAACTTTGTAAACTCCCCATTACCCATATCCATGCAAATATCGGCATCCTTGTTATCAATAATCATCTGGCAGTTATCAACACGTTTTTGATGCCATGATTTCAGGTCAATAAGCATCGAAATAAATTGTTGTTCACTCATAAAATATTCCTTTTGTCGAATTCGGCGCGAACGAACCCCTGACGCAAGCGCCGTTTTAACTTTTGATTTATTTATTGGTGCTTAAATAGTGTTTAGCATTAATTAAAGCTTGGCTAAATCCAGCGAAATTTGCTGATAGTTACCATCGGCCTGGCGTTCATAGAGGCGCAGATACTGGCTGGTTCCTGTCACCTGAATAGCGTCAGCTACTGCATCCATCGCCTCATTCCATTTAGGGTCGTTAATATCCAGCTGACGAAGACCCAGAACCTGATTGATATCGATACGACCTTGTTTATTCACACGGAAAGCATGGTCAACAAGGGCCATGATGCGTTCATCTGCACCGCCAGACCATTCACTGATGCAGGTATCAATCAGCTTTTTCGCTGCCTGGATACGTTCATCGAACACACGATGTTCACCCACGGCACGAATAAGCTTATAACGGCCATCAAAGCTGACCAGCGTCACATTGCCTTTGGTACCGCCGAACTCGACACCATACTCAGAAGCTGACAGGTCGGTAAAGTCGGCAATCTTCTGCATGGATCCCAGCTTAAACTCCACCATAGCCTGACGCTGCTGACGTGCCGCAGTGACTATCTGCATGACCACTTCATCACGCAGCTTGTCCACAGGCTTCACCTGAGACTCAGGAATTAAATGCCCCTGGGCATTAGTGCGGTAACCCGCTGGGACGCTATTTTGATTATTCATCTTCAACCCTCGATTATTTTTCTAAATATTCAGCAGTGATAATTTCGACAAACTTCATTAATGCCGTACATGCATCATGCTGGTTATTTGCTTCAGGAACGCCAGGAACCAAAAGTTGTTCATTTGTTCTTGAATGACGAGCCCACACATCAATAAGTTCTCTAATTCGCAGTTCGTCGCCTGAGATAATTGGTAAAGCTCCGTCTGGAAGCTTATTCCCAAATTCAATCAACCCAGATGCCCATGCGTAGGCTGTAATTTTTGCCTTCATCTCTACCTCCATATAATCCGGCAACCATTGAAACTGGCTACCCACACGGAGCGAGAGCCGGAATTGTTGCGTTCAACAATGCGCACGGCACTGTTCAGTAGCTCAGTCGGAGGACATGACACCTCCAGAACCGGGCGGGTACGCGTCTGACGAAACTCTTTCACCAGACAGCCTTTTTCTTTCAGCATCGCTTCTGTCGCTCTCGCTTGCTGAACATGCAAAGAGATCAGTTCGCTAATCACAGTATTACTCCTCCACGATCTCGGCATGGCCGAGTTCAAGCATCGCCGAATGGATGTGACCTGTACTCACAGACTCCCCTTTACCGCTGGCATAAATATGGGCCAGAGGCAAAATGTGAGAGAGGGAACGCAGGGCACCAGGGCGTTTGGCGATGGCTCGTAACAGTTTGCGCTCGTCGCGGCCGTCAACGTTCCATGCATCGCAGAACGCATCAACATCAGCGGTCAACACATTGTTGATAACGATTTTCTTCGCCACACGGGAGAACAGGCGGGCAAAGTCTACGGTGCGACTGCCGCCGGTGAGACGGTCATAGACCTTGTGGTTGCCGATGAACGCCAGACCGATGCCGCATTCTTCCTGGAGGATGCGCAGCTCTTCGATGGCGTCATAGTTCAGCCAATCCGCTTCATCAATGATAATGAGGGCATTGGTGTCACGCAGCCGACGACGCAGCAGGCGGGATAACGCACCGCGCTGGTAAGGCGCATCTGAAATCCCCATTTCCAGCGCCAGTTCATACATGGTTTCCAGCTCATTCGTGCGGGACTTGCTTGCTGTGAGACGCCAGACATTGTTCCCGGTACGAGCGTACTGTTTCAGCGCTTCTGATTTACCCACGCCAGGGTTACCGTAGATGAGTGCAATGGTGTGGGTCAGCTGCGCGTAGGTAAGTGCAGCCGTGATTTTTTCAGCTGTTGGCGTCACGACATAGTCAGGGATTTCCGGCAGTGAGCTCTGGGCAGCCTGGCGGGATTCGAGCCATGTGCTGATGGACGCCGCCACAGCATCATTGTCACCCTTGTATTTTCCGTTAATGAACTGGGACAGAGCTGATGAAGACACTCCGGTTTCACGAGACAATGCAGCACCGGAAATCGTTTTGCTATCAATCAGACCCTTGACGGTATTACGGATTACTTCATGGTTAATTTGCGTCATTATCTTTAATCCTGTATTTTTCCACTGTTAATACGGTTTTAAACACTCTTCAAAAGCGGCGCGCCAACGTCGCTTTTTTATTTCTTCGCTTTACTGACACTCTTCATCAGCGACTGGAAAATAACGTCGTTTTCTTGCTGATGTTCCTGCACTTCCTTGACCTTTTTCAGCGCATTTCCCTGCGTAAATACACGCTCAACGACATGGCGCTGTGGCGGTTCTGGAGGTGCAACTTTTGGCAGCAGGTCATTAACCTCAATGGCAGTCATTCGGCGCTGTGCTTTGGCAGCGCGTTTGGTATGGGTCATCATCTGCTTACGTTGGCGGCTGTGTTCACGACCGGTCTCGGTATCACCGAACGCAACGGCAGAGCGACACTCAGCCATGCAAAGGAAGCGACCATCAAGGTCATAACACGCCACTTCACTGTGAAGATTGCGGGGATCAAAGCGCACTGTAATTTTGCGCTGGCGAATATTGGCCAGAACCGGATTCCAGTAGCTGTTTTTGCGGCCATACAAGGTGCCACCGCTCTGCAGGAAGAATTCACCGGTGGTTTTAACCGTGACTGCTTCTGCAGGAAGCATCAACTGGCGAATCTGTTCATCACTGAGGCGGGTGACAATGGCATTGCTGTAACTACGATCGAAAGCCTGGTCAAAGGACAGTTCACCCTGGCACATCTCAGTTTCACGGCCCACACGAGCGTTATAAATGGCGATCCCTTCATTAATGGCAGAAAGGAAAGTCTCTACATCCACCACCCGGGCACCATAATTATCCGGTTTATTCTGGGTGTTCGGCCCGGTATATGCGCCAGCCAGAGAAGGATGTTTGTCAATATAATCACCCAGGCCACCGATACCGAATGCACGTTCAATCGGTTTTGCCTGGCCCCAGCCTTTGCCACCAATTACGCTGGTCCAGTGAACCTGAATACCGAGCATTGGCAGAATACCCATCGGGTCGTCAGGCTTAACTTTAAAGCGGTAACGGTTAGGAACGCCGCCTGAAAGCCATTTGTTCGCCGCTGCACGGGTGTTATCGATGGTGACGTGTTCTGGCTTGCCGAACTCGGAAATCGCATCCATCAGGGACAGGCGAATGCTGTCGCTGTTTTCAGAAACATCGGTACGCCAGCCAATCACCTTGCGGCTGTGAACATCCTGCCAGACCCAGGTTTTTGGTCGGATGACTTCGCCGTTATACCAGCGAACAAACACGTTATGCTGGTAACCATCGCCGTTTATCCATTCCATCGCATGCAGCTGCGCGACGGTGCGCTGTTGACTCGGGAACATACGGGCCAGAGCGTTATCACCTTTGCGTGTGGCCACAATGACGCGAGCATCCACCTCACGATCTAAACGGCGGCGCAGGGTACGCTCAGACGGAATCTCCCAGCCATATTCACGGGCTGCAATCTGCAGCAGCTCATACGACTTTGTGAAACAGGGCTCTTCCGGACGCAGATAATCACCGAGGAAAAACTGCCAGGCATCTTCGCTGATAGGCGCTTCGCGGTTGGTTTTGCACTTCTCACGCAGGCGACGATCAAGCAGAACGGGTGCCCAGACATCGCGGCTGCGGTTCTGTACGCGGTAATAGAGATTACGCAGGGAACCTTCACTCATCTGCAGCTTCAGTGCCGCCGTTCTCAGAGCCAGACGCAGACTCAAACCAGAATCAACCAGCTCAGCCACAAGAGAAACCGCACAGGTACGCTGCTCAGCACGCTGGCGCTGTTCATTTGTGGCACCTTCCCAGTGCTGCCACAGTTGCTGGCGTTCAAAGGTATTCGCTGAGTCAGCGTTATTTCTGGTGCGCTCAGGCAGAGAGATAACACCAGATGATGTTTCGACCATCCCTTTTGAAGACAGCAGCTCTGCACGTACTTCCGGAGGTAATACAGAAATATGGTACTCAAAGGCTTTCCCACCAGGACGTTTACGTACTTTGTCCTCAGCCCCTGCAGAGTAGCGGGTTAACGCTTCGCGAATCCCTTTCACTGTTTTAGGTAAACCAGGTGCGCCGACCAATTCCTTAGCAACGACAAACATAGTTAAACCGCCTTATTCATATAGCTGTGGACGCTGTAACGGCTAGGCCAGATGGTTTCGGGTGGAACCCCAAGCGCATCAGCAACAATCTGCTGATATGGGCGGCATGGGGTGCGCAATACACTCTTTAAAGAGTCTTTTTTGTAGCCCGCCTGAACCGACAAAGAACGGAAAGACAAACCACGTTTGTGGATCTCCGCCTTAATCGTCTCAGGGTGCCAGTCAGTCAGATCTTCATTTCGGCTCATGATTCATCTATCCTAAAAAGTTATCCGCGCGGATAACTGCGCGGGTATCCGTATGGATAAAGCATAGGGCTTTAAAAAGACCCAATCAAGGTTTTTTTAAGCCGAAATGGAAAGATGTCTCAATTAAAACGTAACTAATTGGATTTATTATGAATAATGGAAATGCACACACGCAAAAACCAAAAGAAACCTATGGTTCTTTTAAGTCTATTGAGAAAGAACGTTTCATACAAAGATTGGAACTGTTACTGAAAGGGAGAAGTAAGTACCAAGCTGCAAAGGATTGGGGGATCAATTTAAGCACATTTAAAAACTACTTCTCTCGGCAGGGCTCAATCCCTCGATACGAAATTCTTGAGAAAATTTCCACTCAAGAAGGTGTCTCTATCGAATGGTTGCTGGGTAGAGAGGCGGGGATGGATCCTGATGTATGGGACGATGGTGAGGTGAGTGTAAGCCTCAAACCGGGCTCAGATTATGATCACCAGCCAAAGCCATCAGCGCAGATGTTAAATGAGCCAAGCGCTAGTTATGAAACTGGGCTTGCTTCTATTTTCAGTATCCTTAGCGAAGATGAGAAAAAATCGTTGTTTGAGCTGATAGCGAGAAAAGGCGTAGATACTGTCCTGAAGCTGAAAGATGAAAGAAATCTGAAGCTCCTCCAATGCCCTGATTACGAAAAGGATCGCCTCCTTGTTCTGCTTGAGTCTGGCACGAAAAAAGGGTCACTTGCGAGTGGTGACGATGTAGCCGCAGCAGGCCCGTCTACGCATAGCAAGAAGGCCAGTTAAAGTATCCATATGAACAACTTAACCGGCCTTCAGGCTGTTGAAAACAAATAGTATTACCAATCGTACCAAATGATTAATAAAAGTGTCCAAATGGTGCGAGACACAAGATTGTTTTAAAGCTTTTTTAAATGTCGTTTGACGTCGTTAAATCCTGTTTTCCAGCGTTACAATTTTATCTGTCATTGGCATACAGCGCTCGGCGGTGATCTAATTTTACCTATGACTCGATTATCACTGCCCACGAATCTGCATTTTGCCGCCAAGCCTTAATCTGCCTGACCTTGTCCCATCAGATCCCGCTTTCTTTCACTTGTTCCCGGATTCGTTCCGATGTTCACTACATAACTGTCACCGTACACACCCCATGCGTCAACGGACGATCGTCTGCCCGATTATTCAGAACAATGGCGACTACCTGCTGTGCAAAATGGCCGACGACAGAGGCGTTTTCCCCGGACAATGGGCAATCTCCGGCGGCGGTATGGAGCCAGGCGAAACGATGGAGCAGGCGCTGCTGCGCGAAATTGGCGAAGAACTGGGCGAGAAGCTGGAGATTACCCGGATTACGCCCTGGCATTTTCGCGACGACGTGCGGATGAAAACCTACGCCGACCGCACGCAGGAGGAGATTTACATGATTTATCTGATGTTCGACTGCGAAAGCCGCAACCGTGACGTGACCTTTAATGAAGAGTTTCAGGAGGTGGCCTGGGTTAGCCCGCAGGATTTGCACCGCTACGATCTGAACATCGCCACCCGCCAGACCTTTATCGATAAAGGTCTGCTGTAG